AAATGCGGCAGCGTACAGCACAGGTGTTATCCCGCCTGGCACAGCGACTGGATCCGGCATTGCGTTCGGCACGGGAAGTGTTTCGCTCTCGCGTGCTACCAAAATGTTTAGGATCACTATCCCTGGCAAGAGATTTGGCCGCAACGGCAAAATTCAGTACGTGAATCAGACTTCTACACCCAAGTTCTTTGACTACAGGGCATTCATCTATGGCTATTCAAATTTTTCTACCGCATCAACGTTTCCTGAAATCTTCAACGTAGCTCGCATCAACGAATGCATCAAGATTTTAAAGTTTAAGGATGGCTAAAACTACCGGCACCCTGAAGGTGCATTAGTTTAGCAAAAAAAGGCAGGGGGGACGCCCCCGGAGGGCGGTCCCCTGCCTGCGGGCAGGCGCGCCGCAGGCGTCGCCGACGGATATATGAAAACACAAAATTTTTTTTAATTTTTTTTAATTTGGATTGGTTTGATTTTTTTTTTACTTTTGTCTATTAAAGGAAAATTTCTGGCTTCCACAAAATCCACCACACACATGCCACGCGCAGCACGCCCTAGTAACTGCATCCGTTGGATCGCAACGGAGCATTACGTCGATGATGCTCCCTGCTTTCTTACCCTTCACGACCATACGAAGTTTCATATCTTCGGGCGGGAGGTCTGTCCTAGTACTGGACAGAAGCACTACCAGTGCTATTTCGAATTGAGAGAAAAAAAGAGACTCACAAACCTCAAGACACTGTTTGGTAATCATATCCATTTTGAGGCAGCAGTGGGAACTGCTGACGAGAATATTGCTTACTGTTCTAAGGACGGTGACTTCGAGCTGAAAGGAGAGCCCACCGCCCAAGGGAAACGTAACGACCTTATGGTTGTTGTTGACCGTCTTCTTGCTGGCGAAGATCTCTCTACCCTTGCTATTGACCCTGCCGCATCACAGGTAATCGCCCGTCACATGCAATACTTCAACAAGATTGCAGCTGATTTCCTTCGAACCTCAGGACTCGCTAAGCTCAAGGAACGTATGGCTGCCGCCGTGCTCCGTCCCTGGCAGTCCCGCATGCTCGACGTGGTCACTGGACCTGTCCACGATCGGTCTGTCTACTGGATCCATGAGCCCGTCGGCAACGTTGGCAAGTCCTTTTTCGCCAACTATCTGGTCGCACTCCATGGAGCCGTGGTCTTTACAGGAGGGAAGCTTGCTGACATCGCCCACGCATACCGGATGGAGCCTGTGGTGATCTTTGACTTGTCTAGGACACAGTCTGATAAGATTGATCACGTATATGCGGCTATTGAGAATTTTAAAAATGGCCGGTTCTTTTCGCCCAAGTATCAGAGCGAGACTAAGGTCTTTGACGTACCTCACGTCCTAGTTATGGCCAACTGGGAACCTAACATGTTTGCCCTTTCAAGCGACCGTTGGGTTTTTGAGACTTGTCAATAAAAACACCGTGGTTCCAGGGTGGGGATATAGTATTACCCCCACCTCGGAACCCGGAACCCCTATTTAAGAAACCTCGTGTGTGGTTTCTTCTCATTCTCTACCATGGCTTCGAAACGTCGTCGCCGTGTTACTCCTCGTTACAAGAAACGTCGCACTAGTAAAAAGCGCAAACTTACACTTAGTAGGCGTATACAATCTGTTGTGAATCGTAATTTAGAAACTAAGCAATCAGTCAACTCACAAACTGACGGCTCTGAAGTTCCACATAATTTTCTAGGTGATTTGTTGAATGGTGAACTTTTAGCTACTACTCAAGGTGTCTTTGATCCGATGGCTTTAGATACGACTAATCGTATTGGTGATGAAATCAATATCAAAAGCCTCACTATTAAGGGTATGCTTGAATTGAATGAACGTTACTCTGATGTTACTTGCCTTCTTATTATTGTTAAATGTCCACGTGGAGATATTCCAACGTATAATACATTGTGGCAAGGACAAAGCAACAATAAGCTTCTGGATGAGTTTAATACAGAGCGTTTCACAATTCTTGCCCGCAGATTTGTCAGGCTCAAGGCCCCAAATGCGGCAGCGTACAGCACAGGTGTTATCCCGCCTGGCACAGCGACTGGATCCGGCATTGCGTTCGGCACGGGAAGTGTTTCGCTCTCGCGTGCTACCAAAATGTTTAGGATCACTATC